GTAGAATCACCACACGGATAGTGTCAAAGTCACGAATCTTACCACTAAGGTCAGACTCATGAACTAACACGCCGTATGATGCGTCTTGCGCGAGTACACGTTTACCGATCTCGAGGAATGCATCTCTTTCGATAGCATCCTCGCAATTAGTATAGTCTACCCACGTAGTTGTGCGCTCATCACTAATGTATAGAGAGGTTAAATCCTCCATACATGTAGCGCCGAGCGTTCTCGTTACTTGGACCAATGTTGACTTTTTCATTGTATATACTTTGACTAAGCCCCCATGGGCACTTGTTGTTTGTTAGGCTACCTCGTGGTTAGTTACGATCGCAATATTTGCGGTACGTAACGTAATCGCGGAAGCCATGAAATCCGTCAAATCCGCTAATGCAGCAGCGATATTAGTCGCGTCAGCATCGTCGGGGATAACGGAGTTAAGCATCCACGAGACCGTTTTCATAACACCAGATCCACTATCATAAGTGCGATCGATGCGAATGAGGGAACGGGTGTCGATGCTGCCAGCCTCGATAGGATTGGTCGTTTCTTTATGAGAAACGGTCAAAACATCGGGGAGCGTGTCGCCACGACTGCGAGTCACTAAGACTACAGACGTGGGAGTAGGGGACTTCGTTTTGTTGAAGACCTTACTGTTTAGGGTGATGGTTGTATTCATCGTTGTGCTGGTTGGATATTAACGACATCCGAGTCGAACCATTAACTTGGTTAGAGGTGTACATAAGAGACCAGTACGGGTCTTACTAGCAGCAGTGATAACAGATATCAGGGACCATGCCCCAATATACGATTATCACGTAGAAACTTATTAAGTTTCTGTTCGATGCGATCAAGTCGCTTATCAGCGAGATGTTCGTATCTATCTGCCGTGCGAAGCAATTTCTTGCCAGCACCTGTATTTGTCAGAGCAAGTAGTCCGAGGAGGACGTATTGCATCGACGATTTGGGATAGGTCAGGATAGGAAGAAAAGGTCTAGTCACCGGAGCAATCCGTTGATAAGACTTTTGAACTTCCATACCTGCTATCGAGGGTACACTTGTATTCCCCGATGCTTTCTCAAACCAGTACTCTATACTACGAGTACGTAAATCAGAGACGCAAATCTCGACATTTGAAATGTCGTGAGTTAAAGAACCTTGAAGGTTCTCAATAGCGCCGCCGATGTTATAGAACCAGTCCACCACGAAACTAAGTCTCGTGACAGCCCAGAGCGTTGCCAATGACGGGATAAGCCCAAGGGTCGCTAATTTATTAACGACATCTTGAGCCTCCCCACTTAACTTAGGTTTAACATTGGCACGTATCGTGACGGTAACGGTACGCCTCTTATTAGCAGATGCAGTTCGCTTCTTGCGCTCATAGAAACCGTAGGAATATCCTCCGGGACTATCATTGCCTGAAGCAAAATCTGCAGAGTAACTATCAATGGTATCATCAAGGCTAAAGACATAATGTCTAGTAACCTTTTTATTACCAATCCTCTGCAGTCTCTTCCGAAGCGTCTGTCGGAAGTGGCGTAGCTCGTGAGCAATGGCCCTAAGGTCACTAATCACGGGTCTCCAACCAAACGAATAGTTAAGAAAACCATTCGT